AGACGGGTCGTTAGTGAGTGCATAGTCATAGCGGAGCACCTCCACAAGGGCCGCGATGCCGTAATGCCAATGGCCACGGTTCCGCAAGTCAACACACATTCGAGTCAACTTAGGTAATACCCACGGGTTCGCTTCTTTGAACGCTTCATACTTGAGCAGTTCAGCCGGGACAATTTCGTCAAATAGTGACAATTGCATGTTTCCTCCTGAGTCGGGTTTCCGAGGTCGGGAGTAGGTTTACCGACTTACTGGTCGGATGTCAAGTCACTAGGCGACAAGGTTGGGGAAAACCTTAATTATGTCTAGGACTGCTGGGTTCCAAGTGTCGCCCGTAACGTACTGGAGATGCCACGGCTCGAAGTTGGGGTTCTTGGGGTCTGAGACTGCCCAAGTGAACCCGTATTTGAGGGCTTCACAAGTAGCGAAACTGTCACCCAAAAGCCATTTACAAATTGGGGAACTAATTGAACAGTTCGCTACGTCTATAGCCAATCCCCACCCGTGATCCGAGTTGCCCGGGGTAGCACACGGACTCATGCCGGGCTTCAAATAGTATTTCTTGCCTTGCCAAATGCGAATCACTTTAGGTTTGCGTCCCATGTCCGTAGTTGAATATCTAGCGTTAAACAACGCGAGCTGCTGGGCATAGTTACGGTATGCGCCGACCTGATTAAGAGTTAACGCATTGAAGTAAGCGGCGAGTTGTAAACAGTTCCATGCGGTCGCGGCGTGTTTCTCTAGTTGCCCTGACGGCTTTTGAATAGTCCGCAAAACTGCCGAAACCACATAACCGTTCTTTTGACCTTTGAGGTCAGTCGGCATGATGATCGGCAGTACCGGGTAGGTGGTCACTAGAAATCGCCTTCAGGTTGCAACAGTCGAATGGTGACTGTCCCTGTCGTGGTGACCGCCCATAGCCCGTTTTGGGGTGGCAAGATCATCATTGAAATAACGTCTTTTTTGGTTACGAGTCCAGTGGTGGTAGTTACTGCCGATCCGCCTATGTGGACATCGTTACCGACTGGTTCCAAGTAGATGGTGCGGGTCGCGTTGGCGGTTTCACCAATTATTAGGGTCGGGCTTGTTGTCACGGTAATAGTTGACGCAATCATTTGGGGTCCTTCTTTCGGATGATTGGTTCTACTGTTTTGTTTGTAAGAGCTGCCATTCCGTTACCGACCGAGTAGCCAATAATCATCGTGATGATTGGGACACCTTCGGATGTTTGGAGTTTGCCGATTGACAAAAGCACAGTGATACACACAAGTCCGACCAGAGCGATAAGGGCTTTACTCGGATTGAAAGTCATGACGGCCCGATGTCTTCAACAAGGATGAAAGCGGGATAAGTCGCGGCGCGTTGCAAGGTTGGCGCACCAGTAGTCACGTTCGCGGATGCAGTACCGACGACCGTTTTGGTTGCCGAACTAGCGTAGGTGACCACATCAACTACGCACACGTTGCCTGTCATCATGAGAGCTGCAGACGTTTGGAGTCGCCCATAGTTCATAGTTGCGCCTGCAGCGTTTGTGTCTTTGATTGACAGGTTGACATAGCCTGATACCGCTGACGGTGTTTGGACTTGTGGTTCGTAGTAGGTGATTCGGTAGTAACGGTTGGCGACCGCTGACCATGTGACAGTCATACCAGTGGCGATGACATCGCTGGTTGTCAGTGTGTAGTTCGCTGTTGATTCGGCGTAAGCCATGACACCACGGGGGAACTGGTTGCATTCTGTGGCGGTTAAAACTTGACCTGCAGTGAAGTTGTCGTTAGGTGAAATCGCCATGGCTTAGGGCCTTTCAGGAAATGTGACGGTTGGGGCTGGTGTCCATGTTGCTGGGAAGTCACGCAAGGCTTGGCGGTAGGTCGCCCACACGGTTTTGTCGGTTGGTGTGTCTGGGATCATCGCCCAGTCGGATTCGACTAAGAGTCGGTCACGGTTTAGGCGCATACGCTCTACCAGCCATTCGTCGGGCGCTTCGGTTTCGTGGGGTGCTAATAGGTTCATCATGCCGCCTTATAGAAAACATTCCAGTTAATAGTGTCGTTAACTGCCCAAGTGAACGGAATCGTAGAAACAACCGCCGCTGCTGTGAGGTAAGTACCTGCTGAGTTTTGTTGCTGTAAGTAGACAGTGCTTGCACTACCAACACAGTTAACTACACCGGGATACATCGCTACCGCTGAAACATCATAAAACAGGGCTGAACCGATGACATTGCCAAACGATGTTTGCGTTGAGTCAATGTTGATCGGTACTGATAGGGACTGTCCACCACCCAAAACCACTGAAGTGGAACCAAAAGTTACTTTTCCAAAATAGTGGACATAGTTGTTAACTCGGCAGTAACTGGAACTGACTGTGCCGTTACCCAAAGTAAAGTTGGTCATCGTCGGCGTATATGCCGTATAGGTTCCTAAGACCGTGTTACCGATAGCGACCTTTGCCTCCAAAGCCTCGACCGCATCGTTAATGTCGGAGTGCTGCTGAGCGTGCGACGGTGAAGTCAACAGACTTGATGCAGTGGGATTCGTGAAAGTGTCCAGTGATGTGGGGTAGTTAATAGCCATGTGTTACCAACCTAGTCGTCCTGCAGTGTCATCTGCGTTTGAATCGTTATAAATCCAACCAGCATCATCATATGTAATTTCAGCTTGGTTGTAAGCAATGTTCCCGCCACCCAAAGTCCCCAGACTGGCACTGTTAAGGATGAAGAATTGGTAGTAGTTAAGCGGGCTAAAATACAGTTCGTAAGTTGTCTGCTCAGGTGTTGCATTAATCGTCCAGCCTTCCAAAACGACCTGAACCGTAATATCCTCAGTTGAGCCGGGGACATCGTAAAGCAAACTGAAAGCAATGTTTGGGAATGTTGTTAAGAATGATGCGTAAGCCGTGGAGTTTTGTGCCCTGTCCGTAAAACCTATTTTGAACCTGAGACTGATTGGGTCTGAAAAAGTGTTGACAATCCAATCACCGTTCGCTTGGGCTTGGGTCGTCGTGTAGTCGGCGGTGGAGCTGCTGTAGAACGTCGCACCGTAGGAAGTAATTGACCCGCTGTTAGATCGTGTCTGAGCCGCTAAACCTTCAGGCTGAATCGTGGCAGTGTTAATAAAAGAAGTGCCGTTTTGGATACGTTCAAAGTCCTGATACGCGATGACAGTCGCGGAAGTGTTACGACCAAAAGTAAAAGCGGTAACCACATTGTCGTCTATGTCGTTACGGGCATACGGGAAAATGAACTGGCCCGTAAAACTGCCATACGCTTTCGTCCTAATAATTCCACGTTCTGTGGCCTGCAAAATGTTCAGTTGGTTGAGTACCGTTCCCGTATACGTTTGTGCTGAGGCAATCGAATCACCCACACTTGACAAGACATCGGTAACAGTTAGATCGGACGGTAAAACAACAATGTTGAACTGTTCCATTTGGGCAGTCGTAGCGGCCTGAGTCAAAGCAACGCTGGTGGCCTGATAACGACCTGCTCTAGCCAACGGGTCAACACAAACAATCGTCGCTGTACTTAAACCAGTGTTGCCGGGGTAATCGTTGAAAGTGATTTCCTGCACCGTGAACACGTCACGGTAACCAGTCCCTGAAGTTTCGCTCGCTGCGTAAACTTTGTCATTGAAACTGAATGTGCTAGCAAGCCCTGAACTGTTATTTAGGGTCAGAACGAGTGAGCCACCCGCATAGTTGTCTAAATACTTTTCTCGGCCCTGTCTGATATTTGCGGAAAGGACACTGCTCGTAAAGTCTGTTGACCCGTTCAGTAGGAATTGCCACGATGTTGTCGGCATTACATCGCTCGAGTGTTAACGGGAACTGGTCCCGACTGGCGCACATACTGCTGCAAGGCTCGCACAATACTGTTCGGGTCTCCGCCGTTTACATTGACGTTAATAGTGGTGCTGCCACCTAGCGCGTTGTTTGGTGTGATGTTCCCAGACGTGCCCGGTGTGAACAGTTCGGGACCCTGCTCGCCCACTAAGTAGGTTGAACCGCGACCTACGGGACCCCCGTTAGCACGAGCACCCGCCACCATAGGCGTAGACACCCGACGGTAAATAGACGCATCAACCCCATTTGAACCGATAGGGGACTCAAGAAACTTCACTAGGCCCGCGGCACGCTCAAGTCGTTGCATGTCCATACTGTTGATCTCAATAGACAACTGGGTAGAAAGTTCGGGCGGGAAGTTAGCAGCGAACTTAGCGAAATCTTCAGCAACTACAAGCTGCGCTTCATGGAACGCGTCCATTTCTTCTTTGCCACCACTAAACGCAGCAACAGCAGTCTCACGCAAAGTGTTGAGGTCGGTGTCTAACTTGTCAAAACTGACTTCGCGTTCAAACTGTCCAATCAGATTCTTCCACGCTGCCTCAGCAGTACCGATCGCGATTGCTGCTTTATCAACTGAAGTCGTAAGTTCATCTAAAGGATTGCGGGCTTTTTTGATCGCTTCCTTAAAGTCGTCCGCATCTTGTCGAGCGTTTCTCATGTCCTCAGCAAAAACAGGGATCACTTCTTTTTCGTCTTTGAACAAACCAAACACAAAACCCGCAGCGTCCTTCACACCACCCAAAGCATTTTTAGTAAGACCGAGCGGTGTCAAATTTTCCGACATCCAAGTCGCACCCGGAATACTCTTAAAGACGTTACGGACGTCCATACCAACGTCAAGAACTTTTCCAAGATCACCTAAAACAGGGACAAGACTCTGACCGATTGACAAAGACAAATCCTCCACTTTGTCCTTGAGAGTGTCCATGATGTCACGAAGTTCTTTAGCCCTATCAAGTTCTTTCGGGTCAATAACTTTTGATTTTGAAACACCATCTAAAGACTTTTTAAGATCGTCGGCCCCCATCTCAATAAGAGTGGACATGGACTGCCAACCCTTACCGAGCAGCTGGGCTGCTACCTTGGCTTTTTCTGCTGGGTCTTTAATCTTTTTAAGGCGATCAATAGTGTTAAGAAAAGTCTCGTTAACATCTAATGAACCGTCTTTCAGATATACAAGATCAACACCAAGGTCACGAACTTTGTCAGGGTCTGCACCAATGGTCTTATTAAGTTTGCCAATAGCGGTCTGGACGGCGTCAATGGGGACACCAATGTCACCCGCCGCTTCCATATAACGTGAAGCGTCCTCAATTGCTAAACCTGTAGCAGTAGCAAACTTTTCGGCACCTAACGCTAAATCTTGAAACGCTTTTACACCGTCATAAGCAAACTTGCCAAGAGCAGCTGCGCCTGCAATAGCAAAACTTGCAGCGTTCTCCTTAACCGAATCCATAACAGATTTGGAGCCAGCCTTAAACTTGTTTAGCCCACCCTCAGCGTTAGCAACCGAAGTTTTGAAATCACCAAAAGCCTTCTTAGCGTCCCTGATCCCTTTGTCCTGTAGGTCCGTAATGATTGGAATACGAATAGCCATTAGAGCACCAACGCTTTCGTCAACTGGCTAACTCGAGCCATGACTTCATCAACCGACTTAGACATCTGATCTTCAATAGCCCCCGCGTTGTTCTCATAAGCACGCCACATCACACGGGAAGGCGGATCGCTAATAGCAGTCAAGTTAGAACCAAAGTTACGTTTGTTTGAACGCTTGCCCGCCATGTCCAAAATAGACGCGCCAATATCCTTTTGAGTAATGGTAAGAACTGCATCCTTTTTCTTAGACAATGATGTTTCAAACTTGACACCTTTAGACGCTGACAACTGGTTATATGGAAACAACATGATCCCGCGATCTTTGTCTTTCCATGCGCGAGACATACCAGAAAGGTAATCCGAACGGTACGCGCCCTTAGCCTCATCTATCGCAGGCTTTACGATCTGCTTAGCGTCCTTAAAAAACTGTTTCTTAACCTCAGGCTGAATCTTTTGGAGGGCTTTCAAAGTGGACTCGAGTCCTTGGACTTGCATAGTCATTTGTTGCGCTCCTTCATGATCTCTGCGACTGTCAGGAGGTCGTCAACATCAAACTCTACATCATCAGGGAAGTAGCCCGTTAGGACTAGGAGCTGCGCTAGTGAGTGTCTGAAACTTCCACTGGGGTAACTTTTCCCGAATCACTATTCACGATCTCAATGTCCACAAGTTTGTTAACGAAAGAGTCAAACTCTACGGGGATGGACTGACCGTGTTCGGTCTGAATCTTCGCGGCGTGCCACGCCATAAACGCCATATCTTCCATACCGAAGTTCTCGGCAAGGTCACTCGTTTTCATTTTGAACTTGCGTTCCCAAGCAACCAATGTTGAGAGCGTGGTCGTGATCGTGGCGGGTCCGTAACCGATATCAAATCGGATCGTGAGTTTCATGTCGGGTCCTTTGTTCAGGTTTGTTTACGGGGTTTCAGTCCAAGCGAAAGTTCCGCCCATGAACGTCACGCTGACAGTCGATAATTCTCCGAGCGTGTATGCGACGGGGAGCTCCTCAAGGAAACTGTTGGACAGTGTGCCTAGCGGGTTAGTCGCACTCACTACAGCGGACGATCCTTTAATGGTGATCGTCGCAATGTTCGTGCCCACCAAAGATTTTAGAGTGCTGTAAGTCTCCGAGCTCGCCGTGCTCCAGTACAAGTCAAG